AATATCAATTGCTGGATTTACACCTAGTGAAGTAGTTTGTGCTTCTTCTGCTGCTCTTTGATCAGAAAAATTTATACCACCATTTAAACCACCAGCAGTAGTAGTACCATTAAATCTGTAACGTGCAGTATCAATAATAGGACGTTCTGCATCAGCACTAGTTAAGGTGGTATTAAAAATCCATAGCCAGCTAGGTCTAAAGCCTGTACTAACATAAGTACCATTTGCTGAAGAATTCCCTATATACGTTCCAATTTTACATAAGCCGGGAGTGTTTTTAAATGAATAAGCCATATGTGTTTGACCAGATGTATTAGTTGCTACACCTGTGCTGATTTCAACAAGATTAGCATCAGGCACCATGCCGTTTGGTCCAGCACCGCTAGACAATGCAATTCGGTAATGTGGATAGATGTAATTTTCTGTTCCTAACCCAACGACATGCATCACCCAATCGCTGTTAAGAGCCGTTCCGCTTCGCCGCTTAATCATAACAAGATTTGGGGTTGATCCAAGTCCATGTGCAAATGTGGCATTATCAGTGCCATTACCTGTATACTGTACGATGCTAAAGTGATTAGCATCAGAAACAATACCAGTTGTTGCCAGACTAGGAGAACCAGTTGTAATGCTTGAACCTGTTGTAGCACTATCTCCTAACAACCACTGCCACAAAACATAACTTTCATTAGCAGTGTTTACATTTTCATCACTACCAATTTGCACACCTCTCTGCAAAAATCTTTGCACAGCATTAGTATTTGCCGTTAATACATCTGTACCACCATCACCATAAGCAGTAGCAGCAGTGCCAGAATCATTTTGGGTTGTGCTGAGATAGCCACCTGTACCAATAACTCTGTCCATCCATATATTATCATCTGCTGCATCTCTGTTCTTAATCCATGCCAATGCTGTAATCTTAGATGCAGTGTCGTCTAGGTTATCTTGGTTAAGTGCTTTGTATCCAGTTGGTGGTGTGTAAACAAAGTAACCATCAGCAGCAGCATTAAATGTTGTTGAGCTACCAGAAAGTCCTCCGGATTGTTGACCGAAATTAAGAACATACGTAACGTTTGAACCGCCAGATCGACCAAAAACAGGTACTATAGTTTTAGAAGCTGAACCAGCAATCGTATATAATTCGCCTGTTTCACTCTCCGGATCGCCGCTGTTTTCCCACGATCCATTTTTACCATAAAAGAACTGCCCATTTTTATAGGCAAACATTAAAATATCACCTGACGAAATCGTACTCGGGGTAAAAGACGTGGGAACGCCTTCATTGTAAACGATGTTTGCGGCGACTCGAATTACGCAGGAAGCTGTTTGAAGATGCGGTGAACCACCACTATAATTTGTCAGAGGTGTTGTTGAATCCACCCATAACCCCATCATTTCATCACCAGCACTCGTAACTTTTGCTTCCCAGTAACACCCAGTTTCAAGAACGGGGAAATGAATAGTGCCAACAAGACAATCGTTCCCTGTTGTAGCACATTGTAAATTTCCTTCACTAACAGTTATAAGTGAAGAAGCTGTTTTATAGGTAGGATCAAACACATTATAGTTTTTAGAAGGCGTATCTACAAACTGATCTGTGGTTGCCCAAGTTCCAATCTCTGTTAGATTATTAGAGTTTCCTGTTGAATCACCAGCACCATTACCTGTTCCAAAGCTTCCACCATATTCTAGATAGAAACCTTGATCACCCAGCGTTAAACCAGAAATATCTTTAGGCACCCACTTGTTAGTACTAGTATCTAGTTGTCCAAACGAGTCAGCACTTAGGAATTGATTATCTAGGAAAATTGTTTCTGCAAGGTAACCATCCCACTGATTTGCAGTAACACCATTATAACTACCCACAAATTGAGTAGCACCAGAATCCATATAACCTAGTTCACCATCTTGTGTTAAACTTGCTCTATTATCTGTTGCAAAGGACGTTACCTCTACACCATCAATGTACATTATTGCTCTGTCGGCGGCAGTTCCAAGACTTGTGTCAACTTTAAGAACAAGATTTCTCCATAAACCCCCACCTTTTAAATCAGCACTAGTTTGTAAAATAGAAGTAGCCCCATATATAAAAGCTATCTGACCACTAGCATCCATTTGTAAACTAAAACGATTGGTTGCAGTTGTGCCATTGTCAAAGAATATATTATCAGTATCAATAACTCCTGTCTTGTACCAAACTGACCATGTACCTTTCTTACCACCAGTAGAAGAGGGAGTGCCAGCAGTTCTACTCAATGCTCTTACTTCATCATGTTGAAACATTGCAGAGTTAGCTACAGTGTAAGCATCTGTAAACGGTACAAAGTCTCCTACTCGCTGACCAGTTCCATTACCTTGATAGAGTGTAGATGTAAAGTAATCTATTCCTTGATAGTCTGGTGCTGTAAGGTTAGCAGAATTAGGCGCTAAAAATCCAGATGGTACAGCATACTTAAAGTTGCCATAACCATTTTCATCAGCATTGCCGCCAGCAGTTATGTTGCCAGACATTGTTGGGTTGTCACCAAAATTCATTACACCAATATCTGTAGACCTAGAGGCAGATATAAAGAACACATAATCTTGCACAGTTGCTTGATAATCATGCCCAGAAGGATTTAAAGTTGTTGATGCAGCTTCTGATCCATTATTCCAAGTACCATTTACACCAAACCAGATTTTTCCTGTCGATGGCTCGAAAGCAAGATTTTGAATATCCCCTACACCAATAAGTGTACTTCCAGTGGTTGATCCTTGTGAACCATTATCATAGATAACGCCCCTAAGATTTGATGGATTGTTACCCCCTGCTCCAGCAAAAGCGTTGGCATTCCCCACATTAAAATGTGGTACACACAGTCCAACACTAGTTCTGCCACCGCTTGCGCCACCAACAGAACCACTTTCCAAATAATATTCCCAGTAAATAGGCGAATCATCTGGCTGTATAAGTTGTGTAGAAAGTAAACCTTTGTAGCCTTGATTGGCACCGCTGTAGACCATACGGTTACTACCCAAACCCATTGTATAATTAGCAGCTGCATCTCCGCTAGGAGTACCAATGTTTGAGATTTTTGGATACACCAAGCTAGGTGTATTAGTTGACTGATTTGTACTGCTCATACTGGTAGGAGTGAAATCATTAGCGTTAGAGCTAATATCATTCCCCAGATCAGCACTATCTGCATAGTCCAGAACATAGCTGTTAGCACCAGCAGTGCCAGCAAGTGTAGCTAATTCAGAATCTTTTTTAGGGATAAATTGAGAACCGTTTGTGCCAAAAGTAAATGTGTCAAGAAAATCAGAAACAGTAATATCTCCATCTTGAAAACTAAAACCATCTAAAAAGACAGTCTGTGCCATGTATGAGTTAGCTTCATATAAATCTCCACCAGTTGCGCCAACGTAGTATGCTCCAATCCGTTGTGTGTGGGAAAATGCGACAGGTTCAGGATTTGTCGCAAGACTATTTGTTCTGGTATTTGTAATCTCAACACCATTTACGAACATGCGAACAGTGTTTGCTGAACCTTTATAGGAACAGATGATGTGATACCAACCTGCATCTCTAAACAACATATCGCTGGTAAATTGTGCAGGATTGGAATACGCAATTAATTTATTATTGTTATCAATTCTAATTGATGCATAATTACCCGTTCTTTCTGCCGACCAGAGATATTGTCCAGCGGGTGAAATTGAAAAATCTAGTATTTGCACCCATGTTGCAAATGTAAAACAAGTTGGATCAGATTGTGCTGAGAATGACGGACTGTCCATTCTAGAGTCAGTACCATTGAACCAAACTGAATTACCAATCAGCGTTGGGTCAAAAGGGGCTTGACCTGTACTCTGTCCACCTGCACCTAGAAGAAGATTATTACTAAATACACTCATTATGAATATGCCTTTGTTACCAGAGCTTGAACATCTGTGGATGTTTGTACAATATAATCTAGCCTATCCACTGCTGCTGCATCTGTGGAAAGAACTGGTGCAGTACCACCAGCAAAATCCCAAGAAGAACCATAGGCCAGTGTCCTGCTACCTGTGCCGTCCTGTGTAATAAAGATACTACCCACCTGTCCAGCTACACAGTTGGTAGGATTATCAAGAGTTCTGTTACCTGCCAGTGTCACTGTAAAGTTCTGGCCCACGTTAAAATCTACAGAGATGTTTGTACCGTCTGTCAGTCCTTGAATATCTGCCACAGCAGCTTTCTCAATGTGTAAGTCCTTACCCAAAAGTGCATTTGTTCCCACTGCCAAAGCACTGACATATACATCTGTTGCACTAAGAATGCCTGTCAGTGTGCCACCTGCCAGAGGTAACCTAGTTCCAATACTAGCTGCCAGCGTGGCAGAAAGAGCAACAGCAAAATCACTAACAGATGTAATTCTAGTGTTGGCAGTTCCTATAGATGTAGCTAGTGTAGCTGAAAGAGCCACTGCAAAATCACTAACAGAAGTAATTCTTGTATTAGCAGTGTTAATGCTGGTGGCTAGGGTAGCTGAGAGTGCCACTGCAAAGTCACTGACAGAAGTAATTCGTGTGTTAGCTGTGTTAATGCTAGTGGCCATTGTGGCAGAAAGAGCCACTGCAAAATCACTAACGGAGGTAATTCTTGTATTGGCTGTGCCTATGCTAGTGGCCAGTGCAGCAGATGCAGCTACAAGAGCATTGTTGGTAGAGGTATGTGCATTGTTGATAGAAGTGATAGCAGCTGCACTAGGAACAGCAGTACCACCTACAAAAATATTAGTAGAGGCATAGACATTAGCAGCGGATACATCCCCAGAGAACTCTGCTGCTACGCCTGATACCTTGGTGGTGAAGCTACCTGTACCTGCTACAAAGTTGGTTGCGCTGAGAGAGGTGTTAAAGCTACCCGTGGCGGCGTCTACCTCTGTAAGACTAAGAACAGGATTAACCACAACTGTGGCGCTGGTGGAGGCAGTGGATACTGAGACACCGGCTACAGTAAGCTTTACAGTGTCGTCACCTGCTGTTAAAGTATTGAAACCACCTGCCACCAGATCATTAAGCTCATCTGCCGTGGCGGTCAAGACAGTCCCTGCCAGAGCAAACTGTCCCGTGACGTTTAACTGAGCCGTACTCATGGCAATGGGAGAAGCAGTTCCTCCTCCATCTTGAATAGTCCTTACGGTGCCGTCCAACCCTGCATTAGAAGTCTGTGCATTTACCTGTAACAGGTCCTTATAGGTATTGGCTATCTTGGCATTTGTTAAGTCTGCCATGTTGTTCTATTCCTCACTTATATAAAGTTCCACTGTGTAGTCTCTTCACCCCATGCGGTGGTCACTGCACTCCAGCTTTGGTTTCTGTCAGAATTATCCGGTGGTCGGGCATCTTTAATAACTTCTTTGTCTATTGGAAATCTTACTCTATTCTGAGGATTGGTTACAAGATTAAATATACCATCACTTTCAGACTTAGCAACTATAAAGTCTGTTCCCGGTTCTTTTACTCTTTCGTCAAGCCTGTACCTGAAGCCTGATCTATCACTGATAAAGAAACCTTTTTTAAAAGACATTTAACATTTCCACCTTTTTCTAGCTTGTCTAAGTCTTGAGTTAGGATTCTTTGCAGCTTTGGGAAACTTCTTCATCTGCCCCGCTGATCTGGCGCAGTAGCTCTTGCGCCTCTTTGCATCCTTACTGCCCTTCTTAACACTCCCGGTCACCGCTGTCTTTAGCTTACTACCGGGGTTATCTCTCCTGTACTTTGCCACACCTTTCTTAGTCATGCCAGCACCAGACTTGGTGGGTCTCTTCTGCCCACCGCTGATACTGTGACCCTTCATGCTACCTTTTTTTATAGGCATTCCTACTTCTTCCTGCTTGCAAAAGTTTTAACATTGGTGGGCTTACCCCTTACACCTTGCTTAACTGCTCTCTTACGTTGAACAGCTGACTTCTTTTCAGAAGATGACATACCCTTTGCCTTGGCAAGAGGAACACACTTAGGATATTTTCTCTTTGTACCTGTAGTAGATTTTCTACCGCACGGTTGATATTTTCCATTCTTTTTAGGTGCTCCTATGTCTACCCATTCTTCAGATACCCACTTCCTTAGACCACCTCCTGTCTTGGCCCCTACTACTTTTTTCTTCTTACCCTTCTTCTTACCACCGGGAGTGACCTTTCCAGAACAAACAGCAGAGGCGTACATATTGGCATAGGCAGAGGGGTATACATCAAACTTACGCTTTGCAGCTGCTTTACCTCTGGGACAAAGTTTAGCCATTTGCTTATACCACCTGCAGTCTGGGAGTGATAAAAAGACTCACTCGGTTTCTGTCTGAATCCAAAGCACTGGTAAGAAGTTCTTCGTACTTTGCTTTAAGAATAGCTGTTCTATCTGCAGGGATACCTGCTCTCTTATAACTGAGGTAGTAGGCAAGACCACAGGTCAGGGCAGGGAGAAACCTAAAGGGAACGTCTGCATTCTGCAGAGCACTCTTGCTAACATCTGCCAGACGTTTCATTCTGTAGTTTCTAAAGGTGTAGGTATCTGCTGCGTCAGGCACAGGGAAAAAGAAAGCACTGACAGTGTCTCTTCCTCTCAGCGTGGCAAACTGTGTGGGCCTGCCAGAGGTAGCTTTGTTAGTGATAGCCTCGTATTCCTCGTAGCCTATTCGGTTCATCTGAAAGTCATTGCTATTGGAGGTTAGTCTGATGTACCCAGAGAGAACGTCCACGGTATCTGTAGGGAGCGTATACTCTGCTGTTCCTGTGACCAACGTGGTACTGGCTAGGTCTGTACCCCAGAGGAGAACACCACGGTTCTGCCAGTCTGTCAACATCAGGTTCAGTGATCTTCTGGCAGTGATAGCGTCATTGGCAAGCTCTGCCTGACCACCTAGCATGGCATAGGCTTCTTCTATTACCTCGTCTATAAAGAAGGTACTGTCAAAGTCTGATGTAGTTGCAATGGCCATTGTGTGCTACCTGTTCCTCATCCAAGCTGGTTTCACAGAAGTATCCATAACTTTACCTCCTCCCTTCAAGGGAAGAGGTTTCATATAAGGTATCCTTCTACCAGAGGGAAGTTGTTGTTCTACGTTTACCTTCTTTACACCATAGGGCTTCACTGTTAAATTATATTTTTCAAAAGCCATCAGGAACGGTACCTTTCTGTTGTTTCCTTTAGAAGAGGGTCTGAACGCTTTTGAAGAACTGTGTCCAGCTTAGAATCTAACCTCTGTACTAAAGTTTCTACTCTGTTGCTTTTATCTATCAGAGCAATTATAATATCATCTTGATTTTTAAGAGCAGATGCTACATCTCTTAGCATGAAATGAAGAAGTTTCCAAGCTGCCGCTCCTGCTCCTATGGTGGCAACTATGGCAAGTCCGTAATCTGATACAGCTTGAAATACACTAAAGTCTTCCACCATATATTTCCTTTCTTAACTATTCCCCTGAAGGAACTGGGTTACAAGAACAACCTCCTTCGCTGGTACAAGAACAATCTTCACAACCTGTGCATTGACAGGAAGGATTAGAACATCTCTTCTCTTGTTCCTCAGACAACGTCCGGTCCTATTCTAGCTGCACCGTAGCCCTGCCCTGTGGGTTTACCGTTGAAGGCGTTTAATTTTTCAGAGTCCACGGGAGGATTCTGATCAGGAATAAGATAGTCTTCTTTGTTACCTCCTGACAAGGCGGAGCCGCTTCCAACCTTACCTCCTTTTTTAAGTCCTCTCTTCTTGGCATTCATATAGTTCATAGCCATTGCTTAAAATCCTCTCAGTGCTGCGCCTGCTCCCTTCCCAGAGAAACCAGCTTTACGTTTACCTGCCTTGTTCATACCTTGGGTCTTGAGCTTACCTCTTCCCGGTCTGCCGCCTGCCTTCTCACCATCGTCCATGTTGAAGTCTTTTTCAAACTGCTTCTGAGTGGCGTATTGCATTCCATATTTTCTAGAGAAGTCTCCTAGACCTGTTCCTTCTTTACCGTAGAACTTAAAACCATCGTCTGGTTGCTTAGAAGGTTTCTTACTAGCCTTTGGCTGTTTTTTCCCATTGGCATCTTTAGATGGACTTTCTCTATAACCTGTTCTTGGGTTCTGGCTACTACCTGTAGCCTTTTTCTTCTTAGCAGGAGTTTGTTTATCTCCCTTATTTTTAGCTGCCAAAGCTGCTGCTGTTGCTGCGGCTGTTCCTCCTACTGCTGCCGCTGTTTTTCCGGGATTATTTTTAACTGCCGTCACTGCTCTTTGTAAGCGGCTAGGATTTGCAGGACGCTTCGGAGTAGGAGTAGTTGCACCACCACGGCCACCATAAGGCGCTCTCCCTGTATTTTTATTAGTCTGTACAGTCTCATCAACCCTTTTCGGAGTTTTAGGACTCTTCGGAGTTTTAGGACTCTTCGGAGTTTTAGGACTCTTTCGAGTTTGAGTCTTAGGAGGGTCTTTAGGCTTCGGAGGGGCGTTACGCTTCGGAGTAACAGCTGTTTTTGGACGCTTTGCAGAGGTAGCAGCATTGTTAGCACCCCTTACTGTACCTTCAAAGGTGTCTTTAAGTTTTCTTGAACCTTCTCCTACAAGGCTCCCAATTCCTTCAACTACTTTTTTTGCAACGCCCATATCTGTATCTCCTATACTTTTTACTACTTGTTTACCCCCTCTAAAAAGGGGCTTTGCTAAAGCTAAACCGGGAAGGGAAAGAGCAGCATCTGCAACGTCCATCACACCTGCTCTACCTTCTCTGATTGCAGTTATAGAGTCTTGGTGAGGTAAAACATAAGAGGCAAGGTCTTTCTGCCTTTCAGTAGGTTTGTTAGCTCTACCTTGTACTTCTTGTTTTGCACCGTCTCTGATAGGTGCATAAGGATCAGCGTCCTTTCTTCTACTAAAAGCTCCCATACTTAAAGGATTAGACGAACCTCTTCTGCTAAAACCTTGTGGTAGTTTTCTTCTCACTCCTAGTCACTCCCCTTGACCAGTGTATTAGGACCACCAGCTGTACTAAAACTAGTTTGCATATCATCTTGTCTACTTCTTCTGGCTCTGTTTCTGAGCCTGTCTATCTCACTCTGGTACTCCTGCTGCCACGCCGGAGTGGTGTTAAAGCTTTTCATAAAGAGAGAAGCCTCTATCATGGAAGCATAGAACAGCGCGTTCTCACAGTGAGTGGTGAAGTAGTTTGTGGGACTTGCAGATGTAATAGTTGTAATCTGTGCAATAAACCCTATCTGAGAATCTACCGTGGCAGAGGGCGTGGGGGCCACTCTGATCTCTGTGTTGGTCTTAAAGCCATAGTACCTAGGCGTACCAGTGGAAGCTGACACAGGCCAGTAGTCCAGCAGGTATTCATAGGGTCTATGCTTCAGCTGTGTTCTGGCACCTCCTACTTCTATGGAGAAGGTCTTGATGATCTCTCCGCCCACAGGGACAGAGACCTCTGCTGTGGAAGCTGATACAGCTACACTGGCATAAGAGACCAGACCCTGATCATCCAGATCATTCTGCATCTTTTCCTGTGCTCTCTGTATCATGGCAGGGAGAGCACCTACAAACTCTGAGCCATCGTTCTCAGTAGTTTCTATGATGATGCTGACAAGAGAATTAAAATCCACAGCCTAGCTCCTAGCCATAGTAAACATAAATTTTACCAGCATCACTTGCACCAGCAACAGAGACATTTCCCTTGCACCGAATACCATCGTCTTGCATATAAATACTATCACCAGTGTTAGCAGCTAAAACAGGTTGTTTAATAACAGGACCCTTGGAATCTCCTATGACAATTTCTGAAGCAACGGTGACAGCGTAGGTGTACATTCTGATACGAGTGTCAGACAGAGTAACGCTACTGATGGTATCCACCAGAAAACCATTACCACCTGCACCTCCCACCACCTGTGCTATTTTAGTTGTAGTACTCATTCATTTTCTCCTGAGTAAAAAAGGGGAGAACCCTGCAAGGCAAGACTGCCCTCCTGATCCTCCCCTTATTATAGATCAAACTTTATATCTTTCCAAACTGCAGAG